CGTGCGCATCGGCAGCGAGGATGCTCCGCGGTGGGAGCGCGTGCTTCTCATCGGCGATCGGCTGTTCGACCGCGAGGAGGTCGAGGACCACGATTTCGTGTGGTGGTGCCCCGAGCCTATGCCGCACGTGTTCTTTGGCCACTGCCCCGCCGACCGCGCGCTGGAGCCCCAGCGGCTGCGCACGCGGCTGCTGCGCGCGGTGGAGGACAACGTGTATCTCACCGTCAACGGCCGCACCGGCATCGTTGATGGTGAAGTCAGCGTCGATGACGTGCTGAACAGCCGCCCCGGCGGTCTGGTGCGCGTCAAGTCCCGCGACAGCCTTTTCCCCATCACGCAGCCCGACCTGTCGAACGCGGCTTGGCAGGTGATGCAGTGGTCTGAGGTCTGGACAGCCAAACGGACCGGATTCAGCGACCTGAGCAAGGGGCTCAACAGCGAGGCCCTGAACGACACCGCCACCGGCGTGATGGAGATCACCGAGCGCGCCGACATGCGCGCCGAGTTGATGGCGCGCCACCTGGCGCAGGCACTGCAGCGGCTGCTGACCAAGGTCATGCGCTGCATGTCGCAGTACCAGGACGCCGCGCAGTCGGTGCGCATCGCCGGGCAATGGGTGGACGTGGACCCGCGCGAGTGGGCCAACCACTACACCGTGTGCGTGCGCGTGGGCCTTGGGGCCGGCAACAGGGACCGTCAGGTCGCGCAATACACGCAGCTCATGCAAGTGCAACAGGGGCTAGCGCAAGCCGGTCTAATACCGCCGCCGGCAACGATCACGCTGGCGCGCAAGCTGGCCCGCGCGATGGGCGAGGAAGCGCCCGAGCAACTATTCCCAGACCCGCCCCCGCCGCAGCAACCGCAGCCCCCGCTGCCTCTGCTGATCGAGCAGACCAAGCTGCAGGCCGAAGCTCAGCGGCTGCAGGCCGAGCAGGCGCACGAGCTGCGGCTGAAGCAGATGGAACTGGACGCCCGCCACCGCGAGCGGCTGTTTGAACTGGCTGCCGGCGTGATGGCCGCGCAGGCGCGCGCCGTGGGATCGGCGCCACCGATCAACCTCATCAACGGCACCCAGCTTGACCAGACAGGGCAGGCGCCGGGCATGAGCATGCCCGGCATCGAGCAGGTGGCCGCCGGCATCTCCAGCGTGGCCGACGCCATCGGCGCCGGCGCCCTCAAACCCAACGTGCCGCCGATGCAATGACCCACGACGAACGCGAACAGATCGCACGCGCCGACTCGGCCGACGCGCTGCTGCAACACCCGCTGATTGCCGAGGCGCTGGACAACTACGAGCAGGAGCTGACCCAAGCATGGCGAAACAGCAAGCCCAAGGACGCGCAGGGGCGCGAGGAGTTGCACCGGATGCTGCTGGCGGCAGCGCACTTCAGGGCGTACTTGAAGGCGGTGATCGACAGTGGCAAGGTGATCCGGGCGAGGGTGCATCAGCAGACGCTGATGGAGCGGGCGCGCGAGCGCCTGAACCAGTTTCGAAGGGTGGCATGAGCATGAGCGCATCAAGCGACGAGACCGCCCCCCGCGCCGTCCGGACTGGCCGCCGCGCCGCCGCAAGCGCCGCTGACCGCAGCGACTGGAACGCGCTACTGCGCTTGGCCGATGCGATTGGCGGCGTGGCTAACCCAGTCACGCAGGTGCGCGGGCGCCACCCGACGCAACACGTCGCCGACAACGGCGGTGCGCAGGCCCTGTGCATCCACGACGACGCATTCGAGGGCGTGGTGACATCGGACGGCACACGCTACGAATTCAAACCCCACTGAACCAAGGAGAGCCTCACCCATGGATGACACCCTCACCCCGGCGGCCGGCGCGGACAGCGCCGCACGCGACGAGGGGTTTGCCAACGTCTCAGATGCAGTCGCCGAGCTTGAGCGGCGCGAGAAGGCGCGCGCTGCCGCCAAGCGGGCCGAACGTCAGGCCAGCGACGCTGACGAAGGCAGCGACGACGACGCCGACGAGCGCGAGGACAAGCGGCATGCCGAGCGCGAGGCCGACCGCAAGGCCAAGGCCCGCGCGGACGATGGCGAGGGTGACGAGGGTGATGACGACGCCGCCGAAGGCGATGACGACGCCGAGGCGGACGACGATGAAGACGACAAGCCGCGCAAGCGCCGCGCGGATTCCGGCGACGAAGAAGACGATGACGCCGAAGATGCCGAAGATGCCCGGCAACGACAGCGCGAGCATCCCGCGCCGAAGATCCGGCTGAACCTGGACGGCCGCGAGGTAGAGGCCACGCCGGACGAGGTGCAGACCTACGTGCGGCAGGCCGCCGAGGAGCGCCAGCAGGTCGCGCAGATGCGACAGCACATCGTCCAGGAGGCGCAGGCGCTGCAACAGCAGGGCCAGCAACTCGCGCAACTGGCGCAGGCCCTGTTGGGGCAGGAGCCGGCGCTGGAACTGGCGCAATCCGACCCGGGCGCCTACATCGCCCAGCAGGCGCTTCATCGTCAGCGCCTGCAGCTCGTGCAGCAATTGCAGGAGCACACGCAACGGGCCGCGCAAATCGCGCAGGCCCAGCAACAGCAGGCCTTTGCGCAATCCGTGGACCGGGAGCGCCAAGCACTGCTCAAGGCCATGCCCGAGCTGGCCGACCCCGCGAAGCTCGCGGCCTTCCAGGGCCGCGTCTTCAAGGTCGCACAGAAATACGGCATCGGCCCGCAGGAACTCGGCAATGCCTTCGATCACCGATCGTTCCTGATGCTGCGCGACCTGGCCCGCCTGGCGGACATGGAAGAAGCGCAGTCGCGCAACCGCGAGAAGGTGCGCGAGAAGTTGCGCAACGCGCAGCCGCTGCAGCCGCCCAAGTCAGGCGCCGTGCAGCGCCCCCGCGAAACCCAAGAGATCCGGGCTCGGGAAGCCAAAAAGGCATTCATGAAGTCCGGCCGTACTGACCGCGACGTGCGCCGCTACCTGCAGCGCTTGTCGCCAGACTAGCAAAGGATAGGCACCATGCCAGCAAACGCATTTCTGACCACGGCTGCCATCGGCAACCGTGAAGACCTGATCGACATCATCTACAACGTCGCCCCCACCGATACGCCGCTGATCTCGGCCATCGACAAGGTGGAGGCGACGTCCGTCACGCACGAGTGGCAGCGCGACACGCTGGACACCCCGGCTAACAACGCGGTGGCCGAAGGCGCTGATGCGACCTATACCGCCATCACGCCCACGCAGCGCCTGAGCAACCAGACGCAGATCGCGCGCAAGACCTTCTCGATCTCCTTCACGCAGGAGAAGGTGCGCACCGCCGGCCGCAAGAGCGATATTCGCTACCAGACCATCCTCAAGGGCAAGGCCCTGCGCAAGGACATGGAGCTGTCGCTGATCGAAAACCCCACGCTGACCACAGGCGCCACGCGCCAAGCGCGGGGCCTGCGCGGCTGGCTGCAGAGCAACAACAGCTTGGGCACCGGCGGCGCGGCTCCTGTTTCGGTGGGCGGCAACACCGCGCCCACTGACGGCACGCTGCGCACCTACACGGAAACCCTGCTGCGCGACGCGATCCGGATGCAGTACCTGGCAGGCGGCAACGCCTCGATGCTGCTGATCCACCCGACCCTCAAGCAGGCGCAGTCGGCATCGTTCACCGGCGGCTCGACGCGATTCGTCAGCATCGAGAACAAGAAGCTCGAAGCATCGTGGGACGTGTACCGCAGCGACTTCGGCGAGATCAAAGTCGTGCCCGACCGCGTGATGAGCCGCACCCGCGAAGCCTACGTGCTCGACACCGATATGCTGGCCCTGGCGGTGCTGCGCGACATGGAGACCTACGAGCTTGGCCTGATCGGCAGCGCGTCGAACTTCATGATCGAGTGCGAGTACACGCTCGAATGCCGCGAGGAGCGCGCGCACGCCGCGATCCGCGACATCCAGTGACGTGATGTAGCCAACAGCCGGCCGCGGCGCGCATGCTGCGGCCGGCTTCTTGCAAGCTCACGAAGCCATGACAACAGAAGGCCTGTTCACCAGGTATGTGGACCACGGAGACGAGGGCGCTGTGATCGTGCGAGGGCAATTTGTCGCGCCCATCGTGGACGACGCCAAGGAGCGCCACAACGCCGGTTATTGGGGTCCGAAGGACTGGCGCCACGTCGCGCGCATCCCCAATATCCTCGTCGAGCATTACTGCAACATCAACGGCGTCACGCTGCGCGAATTCGTCGCCAATCCAGAACACATGAAGCGGTTGTGCAATGACTCGGGATTCGCCGACGTGCGCATCTGGCCCGGCAAGCTCTGAGGGGGAACGTACCGATGAAGCTAGAAAACGCGCTCACCGTCGCCACGACCGGCGCGAACATCACCACCGGCGCATCAAGCGCCAGCGTGGCCATCCCGAACAACAGCATCGGCGCCCGGCCGCGATACGTGCGCCTGGCATCCACGGCGGCTTGCTATGTCCGGCTTGGTTTCGCAGGCGTGACGGCCGCCGCTGGCGACATGCTGGTGCAGCCCGGCGACTGCGAGCGCCTGGTGCTCAACACTGCCGGCTTCACGCACGTCGCGGCCATTCAGGTCTCGGCGGCCGGCATCCTGAACATCACGCCTCTGGACGACTGAGCCGTGGCGCTTGCGACGTACAGCGACCTGAAGGCGGCCATTGCGTCGTGGCTGCACCGCGACGACCTGGCGGCGCAGATCCCCGACTTCGTGACGCTGGCCGAGTCGCGGCTGAACCGCGTGCTGCGCACGCGCCAGCAGATGACCGCCGCCACGCTTTCCGCCACGGCGGGCGTGGCCACCGTACCGCTGCCGGCCGACTGGCTGGAGTTCAACCGGCTGCGCCTGACCGCGCCGAATCGGACGCTGGAGTTGATGAGCGCGCACCAGTTCTACAGCTCCTACCCGGCTGGTGTAACCGGTTCTCCGCGGCACTACCGCATCGAAGGCGGGAACCTGCTGCTGGGGCCGACGCCGGATGCGAATTACATCCTGTCGGCCATCTACTACGCCGCCATCCCGGCGCTGTCCAACAGCACGCCGACGAACTGGCTGCTGACCGCCTGGCCGTCGCTGTACCTGTTCGCGGCGCTGGCCGAGTCCGCGCCGTTCGTCGGCGACGATCAGCGCGCCGTGGTGTGGGAGGGCAAATTCGCGGCCGAGCTGGCCGCAGCCCAGAAGGCCGACGCACAAGCCGCCGCCGCCGGGTCGGCGCTGCGGATCAAAGCGAGGTGAC